ACCTGCACGGCTGTGAACAAGAAGCCGGCGAGGGCCTGGGTGCCATCGGTGGCGGCGTCAGTGACGGGGCCGTAGTTGCCGGTGGCGGTGTTCTTCCCCAACGGGAGACCGCTGGGGAAGTAGCCGTTCGGGTAGTGGGTGGAGGCGGTGAACGACGACATTTGCAATGTGATCGTTCGAGCCGAGGAAGTGCCGTGTGCGGAGCCGAGCCACGACTGATCGTCGCGGCCCTCCACGACACGCTGGATGGAGAGGTCCATCAGGTGCCCCTTTCAGGTGGGCTAGGCGGGTGAGCGGTGGGGATGCCGCTGCGCGTACCGGTCCCGGCCTGACGCCACGGAGGGGCTTGCGGAGCTGTTCCGCTGGCCTTGACCCCGCGAAGAGGGGCCTACGGCAGGCGTCTTACCTGTTCCCATGACGGGAGCGATGCCGTTGACATATGTGGTCACCTTGGCGGTGTCCACGTCCCCGGAATCGGTGAGGAAGTGATCGGCATTGAGGGGTTCGAGGATCGCTCTCACACGTTCCTCATCGAGACGCCCTGCGGCGGCGGCCAGGAAGTGGGCTTCCACGAGTCGGGGGCCGGCGGCGCGCATCGCTTCGGAGCGTCCTTCGGCTTTGGCTGCGGCCACGGCGCGTTCCTGCTCGGTGGCGTTCGCTGCCACGAGGTCGTCGCGTTCCTTGGCTTTGGTTTTCAGGTCGTCGTAGTCCGAGCGGGCACGAACAGTGTTTTCGTGCTTGCGGGACTGCGCTTTCCAGTACGCCACCTGCTCCTCGACGGTCATGTCGCTGACCGAAGTGTCGGCGGGGTATCCCCGCTTCTCACTGGCCGACTTGGCGTCCGCTGCGGCTTTCTCGGCTGCCGCGGTATCAGCCGCAGCCTGGGCCTGCGCCGCCGCGTCGTCCGAGTCGTCACCCCCGAGGATTGGCCACACCAACTTGCCACCGACGATGCCGAGGGCGCGAAGGCCGGTGCGCGGGTGAATGGGCAACAGTCCGTAGGCGTTCATGCGTTCCGCTCCCAGCCGAATCGTGTGTACGTTTTGCCGTCGATCACGACTTCTTCGCGCGCCCACATGCCCGGAGCCATGTACGGCGATTCGGCACCCTCGGACACCTCTCCCAGCGAGGGGCCTTCCACTCTGACAATCACCTGCGGGGGGTCAAACCTGCCCTGCACAGCCGTGACAGTCAGATCGTCGGGCAGGTCGAGTAGTTGAACAATGTCACTGATGTTCATTCGGATCAGCGCAGATCGACGCTGGGGCAGTGCGGTTTTGGCCATGACGGCGGGTCTCCCTTGTCGGGGCTAATGGAGAGTGCTGTGCCCATGACGGGCGAACCCACAGACGATGCAGTGGGCGGTATTGGGCGGACTACGCCGCTGGCAGAGCCGGATCCTCGGCAGGTGCCGGTGGACTCGCGGGCGTGGAAGACACGTACGGGGCCGGTTTCGGTGGACCGTACTTCTGCGCCAACTCCAGATCAGCAACCCTTTGCGCCTGGGCGGCATCAATCTGCGAAGGAGTTTGCTGCCACACGATCCGCTGAATCTGCTCCCACGTCAGCGAACTCAAAGCCTGCGACGCCGCAGAGCCTTGCTCCGACAGTGAGTACCGCTCCGTGGGCAACCAGTCCACACTGATCTGCGACACATCAGCACGGGTCTCATCACCCATGAACTTGAACGCCAACGACAGCACCCTGGCCAGGGAACTGTCAGCCCCGCGCAGGAACTCGTCCACATCGGAGACGAGCCCCTCACGCTGCAGGGAAGCGCCCTCCGCGGTCTGTGTGGCCGCATCGGGGGTGAACATCGACAGCGGGGTTTGTGTGACCGCCGCGAGCTGCAGAATAGCGTCCTTGATGGCCTGCAGAATGCCCATCAGGTCCACTTGCCCGGACTCCCAGATGGTGGCGCCCGCGGGCAGCTTCCACAGGGCACCGGGGTCGGCGGCGAAAATGTCGTTGTAGTCGATCAGGTTGCCGTCGTCGTCCCGCTCGGGCATGTCGTCGGCGCTCTGAATCTCAATGGCCCGCTGCCGGAACGCTTGCAACGTGGCGATGACGATGAGCTGCAGGTGCAGGTGGTTGATCCGGTCCAACAAGTCGGTGTGCAACTCGTACCGACCTGATCCCTCGTCGTAGTTGAACGGAACCACCGGAATGTCCCGAACCTCGTAGCGTTCCGAGAAGATCCCGTCGTCAACGTCCGGCACACCATCGTCGTCAACGTCGTCAACAGGGTCACCCTCGAACGGGCGCATCTCGAACGAACTGGCCGAGAACGACACCGGGGTCGGTTCCATCATCGCCAACAAACCCCGATTGCGGACCTGCGACTGACTGGACACCTTCCGCTCCCGTGTTGCCACCCACTTCTCACCCGGCAACCACAAGATCGCGATGTCGAGTTGCGCCTGGTCGTCGTGGTACAGCTTGAACGCCGCCACCACCCGGCGAGGGCGCATCGGGTCCATCGAACACACCACTTGCCGGGGGTCCTCCGCAGTGATCACCGCGTTCACCGAATCAACTTCCGGGTCCGGTGAGCCCACCGACATGAACGAACGACCAAACTTGAACGCCGTCCGGGTCACATCAGAAAAATGCACCTGGGCGTCGTTGGCGCGCAACAACTTCCACGCCACCTGATCACCGTTCTCGTCGTGATCCGCGGCCGTGGCCACCGAACGAATACCGCACCGCGACGACGGCGCTTTGATGATCAGCTTCGCGAAGTTGGTACGAGACGTCTGCTGAAACCGGTAAAACCGGGCCTTCGAGTCCTCCGAACCCCACGCCAACGGCGGCCGACCCGAGTAATAGTCCTCCAACAACTTGAACCGGCGCTGCTCAGCCTGCAGTTGGTTCCACAGCGTCTTCATCCAAAACCCGGGGGTACCGGGGACCGTCGTATCGATCACGTGAGCCCCCTTCCAGGTCAACGAATACGCGATGGAATGACTTTTCTGCTCTGCACACCAACACCGGCAGCCAAAGCGTCCAAACGGGCCTGCCAGGCGAGGACCGCGGCCACAGCAGCATCAATCTTCAGTGGCGAGTCAGGATTGGCCTTGGCGATCTGAGTGCCGGCGGTGGACACCCGGCGACGTGCGTTCAGGATGTGCCGGGTCAAAGCACTGGAACCGTCGTGGCTCATCTCGTTGTCCACCACAGCCGAGTAGAACTGCTCCAACGCCCGCACCGTCTGCAAAGCACGACCACCGACCATCCACCACTCGATCGGATGGTTGCGGGTGGACTTCACCTTCAACCGCGAACCGTACTTCGCCTCCCACGAGGCAATGTAGGACTCCCACTTCGCGGGGTCGGCGTAAAACCCCACCACGTTGTACTTCGCGAACACCCCATGGACCTCGGCGTCCACCTCTGTGGTGGGCACTTCCCAGTCGTCGGTGTTGTCGGGCTGCTCCCACACCCGAACCTGGAAAACATGCCCGTCCGAAACCCGGCACCCGACCAGCGCGGTGGCATCAGTGACCCCGAACGCGCGATGCCGGGACCCATCGAAACCCAACACCACCGGGTCGCGGTCACCGATCACCTTGATGGTGTCCGGATCATCCCGGAGCGGTCCACAGGCAGCCCACTCCGGCTCCGACAACCACGAATCGGAGGCGTGAGTGATCTCGTTGAGGTAGAAGCGGCGCGCGTCCTGCGGATCAGTCCCCAGATCGTTGATCTCGGCGATCAACCGCTCAACATCGACCCACGGGAAATCGTCATACAACTCGTGCAGGCCGGATCGCAGCACAACAGTGTCCGACAAGTCAGGAACCGACACGGACGGGTGCCAACGAAGCACACCACCCTCGCGTGCGAGCGCTGATCCGGCTGCTGAGGGGTCAGCGAGTGCTTCCTGCACCTTCACGCCGTACTGGTAGGTCAGTTGCGCCACCGAACCAGCACCCGGCACCCACGTGTTCGTGGTCTCTATCGACCGACCACCCATCTTCGCCAAATTTCGGCGAATGGTCGCCGCGAGCGCAACACCACCGTTGCTACGAGTCCAAATGTGACTCTCGTCCAACACTGCCGCTGTGGAGCGCTGACCCTCACGCGAGGGAGCGGACGCTGTGACCGGCTGCAGAAAGCCGTTACGGGTCCGCACACGGGTCACCCCCAAGTCCAGACCAGCGATGCTATCGCTGGCGTTCCCCTCGCGGAGCATCGCCAGAACCAGGGACATCGTATTCTCAGTTTGGTCACCACTGACCGCTGCGAGTTGCACCCACGGAGAAGGATTCGTGCGCCCCACCGCAGCGCCAGTGGTGTCGAAATGGTCGAACACCACCGGACCAGCCAACTCGATGCAAGACAGCGCCGCCGCCACAGGGCTCTTGCCGGCTCCCTTCGGCAGCACGAGCTGACCTCGGCGCCACAACCAGCGCCCCTGCGCATCGACGGCGTACCACCAGCACACGAACCGCGCCTGGGAATCCCGCCACGCCCACGGCTCGCCAGTGAAGTCGCCATCCGGCTGGGCCAGTTCAGTCTCCGACCACGCCAACACATCCGGCCCCAACGTCGGAATACCGTGATCCTGCGGCCACCCCACCGGCAACCCGTCAGAGCCGAACAACAACCCCATCAACTAACGCGGGGCCGTTCCCACCGCGCCCTCGCCGCAGACCGAGCCTGCTCCGACACCAACGCCGCCTTCTGCTTCGACTGCGAGTCCGTGTCCGGCAGCTTCAACCCCCGTAACAGGCCAGCCAGCACAGTCCGATGCTGTCGAACCTCCGACACCAACGGCGACGCGACAAGCTGCCCCTGCGAACCCTTCACCATCAACGGCTCGTCACGAAGATCTACCTCAAGGCGTTCCACGAGATCCGCTTCACGGCACGCATCCGCCAACACCCGGACCTCATCAGGACGCAGGTCATAGGACGAAACGATCTCCGACCACAACCGCTTGCCCTCACGGGCGAAATGAGCAGGCATCTTGGCATCGGTGGCCATATCGGACTCCCATGTCGGGAACAGGTACCCATGACGGGCTGGAGGGGCTGGATTAGGGGCAATTTTTGACCAGACCGCTCGCATGGTCGAAGAGGCCAAACTGAGCGGTGTCCGCCGGGTGGGTGTGGGGGGGTGCCCCCCTACCCCACCTTTATATATTAATAACTATAATGGCGGCAGTTAATATAGTTATAATAGCAACACCCGGTCGGGGTATATATTAGTTATTGCTAGGCAGGTACCCTTACTATATATTAATAGCAATTGCTAACCGGAAGTGCGGGTATTATATAATAGCTATTGCTCGCCGGTCAGGACCCTATTTATTATATATATTGCAGCAATACCTAATCGCCAGACATTATATATATTATTGCTAAACGCCTCGGTTCAGCGCCCATTATATATATATTGTTGTTAAACATCTCGGTTCAGGTCAAACCAGGGTGATGCTCGACCGGATGCCGTGCGCCTGCGTGCCAGCGTGTGGCGCCTGTGGCCGCTTCCTGTTGCGACTTCTCACGGTGACAGGTGGTGCATGCACCACGGTGGTTGTCCATGTGGTCGCTGCCGCCCTGTGACAGTGGGATCACGTGGTCGTCCTCGGTGCTGATGGTGGTGCAGCGTGGGCCGGCGATGTGACAGGTTGGGTAGCGGCGCAGCACTACCGCGCGTTGCTTGCGTGAAGCACGGGTGCTGCCGCGTCCCCATCGTGAGGTTGGTTGTGGGGTCACAGTCCACCTCGTGTCAGTCGGTGCTGCGGTTGTCCTTGGCTGCTTGCTTGGCGGCTTTGCGTGCGATGATCTGCTGCTCAATCTCCGCGAACGTTGGCTTGCCCGGCTTGCCCTTGCCTGGTTTGAGGTTGGCACCGCAGCCCATGCAGTGCACCCGCTTCGGGGCGGCGATCCCGGCAGTGATCTTGCCCTTGACGGACCGCTTCATGGCGAACGAGGTGCCGTTGCAGTTAGGGCAGTGCACCGATCCGTCTTGGTCCACTCGGGTTGCTTTCATCGCAGGAGTCTAGGAGGTCGGCGTGACACTTGCCCAGTGGACGTGTTCGTGGTGGTTCGACAGGTACTCGGCCCAAAGCGGCCCCTCTACGTCCGTTCCTGGGCAGTACTTGGTTGGCAGATCGTGCGGCACCAACTCCCCGCACCGGCATGTGTACGACAGCCATCCCAACGCCTCCGCCAGAGCCATGCCTCGGTCTGTCATCGCCACGCCGGGCGGTAATCGAGGTGATCGGCATAAGGGACAGCGATAGCTTGCAATGCGTCGTAGTAGGCAACCGCTGCAGCTTTCCCTGAGAGGTCACCATCTGTGGCATACTCCAGTGCCTCATGCAACGAATTGACGATCCGCCGCTTAGCCTCACACTCAGCCAGGACGCGAGCGGGCCACATGCACGTACAGTCACCCTGCATGCCCTCGCCGAGCTTCCACCCACAATCACGCCCGTGAGGCTGGATGTTGTACCGATCCTCCGCGCGCTGCAAATCATCCCACAGAGCCACGTCAAACTCGTCCTCGGCAAACGGGTTGCTCGACTGGCACGCAACCGCCTCATCCTCAGCGATGCGTGCCAGCAGAAATTCCACGATGCTCATGCCGACACCTGTCATCGCAGGAGCCTGAACGCCGCCCTAGTGACCCGCCTGCGGACGATACGCTTGGCGTAGACGTTGGGGCCACGCTTCGCGGCCTGCCCGTCTCCGATGGTCCGCTGGGTCTTGTACAGCGCCCGGCGAAACTGGATAAGTGTCATGGCTTCCACCCCGCGGGCATGTTCTGCTGGGCGTAGGCGAGCATGAACCGGATCATCTCAGACCGCGGCCGGGCGTCCTTCTTGGCGCGTTGCTTCACCGCATCGAGCGCCGCCCTGCTGATCCTGATGTTGATGGATTCGCGCTTCTCTGCCATACGCCACACTGTACACGCCTGTGGTGCGCCCGTCTACAGTATATATATTCAGTAGTCCACGCCGTACGACCAGCGGTTGAGGTGCATCACCAGGCAGGACAACATCGCCCCACCCTTCGCCAACTCGCTGATGTTCACGTAACACACCTCGAACCCCATCTTCGCGGCGATGTCCTCCAACTCACGGTTCTTCTTCACTTCAAGCTGGTAGTCGTCGGTGCCGCGTTTCAGGTCGTGAATGTTGGAGTGGTTCACGATCAGATTGTGCAAACGCACCGAGTTGCAGATACCCGAGTACGCCGCGTCCTCGGACACGTCGATGACCTCGGTTTCCTCATCCA